CGAAGTCGCCGCGCATGACGGCCGCGATCTGCGCACCGATGCCGCCGATCTCGCGGCCCACGCCCTCGAAGACGAACCGGACATTCCGGCCGAGCACGCTCAGCGTCTGCCAGGTCAGGTCGGCGGCGTCGGCCACGTAGGACAGCACCAGCGTCGTGCGGCGCGACCATTCGCCGATGGCGTCGTTGCGGCCCAGGTTGTCGGCCTCGCCTGTTGCTGCCTTCAGCTCGTCCGCCAGAAGGCCGACGGCGTCTGCCGTGCCCCGCGCGATGCCGGTCAGCACAGTGCTCGTGCCGCTCAAGTCGTCGGCCGCCTTGCTCGCCATGCGCAGCTGGTCGACAAGGGCGACCATCGCCGCCTCGAAGGTCTGCGGCAGCTTGTTGAAGTCGGTCTCGATCTGCCCGGCCGCCTTCGTTAGCGCCGCGGTCACCACGTCTGCCGTCAGCTTGCCCTCCTCGCCGAGCTTCTTCAGCGCGCCCACCGGCACGCCGATACCGGCGGCCAGCTGCTTCATCAGGTACGGCGCGTTCTCGAGCAGGCTGCGCAGCTCGTCGCCCTGCAGCTGACCGGAGCCGAGCGCCTGGCCGAACTGCGTCATTGCGCTGGCGGCCTCGCCTGCGCTGGCGCCGCTGACCTTGATCGCCATGGCCAGCAGCTCGGTGATCCGCAGCGTGTCCTGCTGCGTGCCGCCCATCTGCATGATCGAGCTGTTCAGGCGGGTGAAGACCTGCACGCTGTCGGCCAGCGCGGTCTGCGTGCGGACGCTGATGCGCGCCAGCGCGTTCATCGCCTCGGCGCCGCGCTCAATGCTGCCGGCGGCCACCTCGACCCGGGCCGACAGCAGGCGCATGTCGTCGGCGACCTGGGCCATCTTGATGAGGGCCACAGCCGCTTCATCGCCGCCTCGTACTCGGCCCGGGTGGGCACGTTCTTGCCCTTCGCGGCGCCTTCCTGCGGCGGGAACTTCACGGCCATGAGCTGCTGCAGCTCGGTCATGGAGAGCGCGGCCGCCTCGTCGTGCGACATTCCCAGGTGCACGCGGCCGAGGGCGATGAACTGCGAGGCGTCGAAGCGGCTGCTGTAGCTGCCGCCGTCGCTGGCCGCGGCCGGGTCAGGCTTACCGCAGACGCCGTGCTGCATCAGGTGCCGCGCCAGGATCAGCTGCTCGCTGGCCGGCATCTCGCCGTCGTGCTCGCCGTTGTCGTCGTCGAGCCAGCCGATCAGCTCGCTGGCGTCGTCCTGGTCGCACAGCACCGCCAGCACCTCGCGCGCCACGCGGGCAGCACGCGGGCCGTGCAGCGCCGCGTACACCTCGACGACGCCCTCCGGCGTGCCCAGCTCAGCGATGCGGCCGATGCTGGGGGCGAATGTCCACTCGCGCCCGTCAGGCAGCTGCGCGCGGACGAAGCCGTGCTCGACCAGCATGCCCGGGGCGCTGGCCGGTCAGAGGTTGAACAGCTGCGCGACGCAGGTCGCCGCGCCGGTCAGGGTCACCACGCCCTGGCAGTAGCTGCCGATGGTCGACAGGCGCACGGCGCGCGACAGGCCGGCGCCGATGACGATGTCGTAGCCGCCGGCGACGCTCACGTTGCCAAGGCCCGGGACGCTCACGGTCGTGCCGGCGTCGCCGTCGATCTTCAGCGTCAGGCTGCCGCCGGTCGGGTTGCGCACGACAAGCAGCTGCACGCGGTTCGGCGCGAAGGTGATCGTGTCGCTCGCCGAAAGAGTCGTGAGGGGCGCGGCGAAGTCGCCGTTGACGTTGGCTTCGATGCTTGCGATGGCGGCCATGGTTCAGGCTCCTAAAGTGGTGCGGCGGTCAGGCCGGGGTGAAGGTGACAGCGCCGTTCGACTGCGCGCTCGTGCTCCAGGTGACGACGTCGTCGTAGGGCGACGCGCTCTCCCAGGAGCTGAAGATGAACGGGCCGACCGTCACGCCGTCGGGTCCGGTCTGGCGAATCCAGGCCTTCGGCTGGTTCGCGGTGCCGGCGCCCGGGTTGTAGATGTGCGCCTTCAGCTCGGCCTGGTTGTGCACGGCGTCGGTGTAGGCCACGCCGTCGCCGCTGAACTCGACCTGCTTGTAGGTCACGAGGCTCTGGCGGGTGAACTGCGGGCTCTTGTCGCCGGTGGCGTCAACCACGTCCCAGTTCACGTTCATCCCCTTGCCCCGCATCATGCCGAGCGTCTTGAAGACGAGGCTCCCGAGGGTGGCGTTTTCGTCGCCGATGGCGAACTCGATCAGTACGTCGCGGCCGGTGTAGGCGGGCATGGTGGTTCCCTTTCAGGTCAGGCGGGTTCGGTTTCGGTGATGGCCGCGATGGCGACCGTGAAGACAGGGCGCCCCTCGGCGCTGGTCGTGAAGCTGGGCTCGCCGGGCGCGAGGTAGACAAGGCCGCCCGCGCTGGCGCGCATGCGCTGCACCAGGGCCTCGACGATGCTGGCGGTCTGCGTGGCGTCGCCGTTCGGCAGGCCGAGCACGTCGAGCGTGAACAGGGGGCGGCGCACGAGGTCGCTGTTGCTGCCGCCGGCCGGCTTGATCACCGCGTAGCGCTTCAGCGGGTCAGGCGAGCCGGCGATGCGCGCGAAGCTCAGCACGAAGCCGGGCAGCAGCGGCGCGATCAGGTCGCGGATCGACTCGGCCGGGCTCACAGCCGCATGCCCCGCTTCAGCGCCTGCTCGACCAGCGGCCGGGCCTGCTCTGCGCCCTTGCGCAGGAACTCAGGCTCACCGGACGGGCCCCACACGACGCCCTTCCCGCTCGGCCGCGGCGTGTTCGTGCCCAGCAGCGTGCCGGGAGCCTCGTGCACAGCGGCGGCGTACTCGGCCGTGTAGCCGATGCGGCCACGAACGACGGTGCCGTCCTGGCTCACGTCGCGGTATTGCGAATTGATGAGCGTCGAAGTCTCGCGCGGCGTCATGCCCGCGGCCTCGCTCCCGATCGGGATCAGCATCGTCAGCACCGTGCGCTGGGCGCGCGCCTGCGTCGCAGTCAGGAACTGCGGCATGCGGTTGACCACGCGGGGGCGATTCGTTGCCATGCCGGGCATGCTAGGAACACGCCCAGCCGGGCCGCCGTCAGGTGGCGATGCGGAAGTCCGGGGCGCCCTCGGGCCTGAAGGTGTCGGCCCACGTCGCCACGGCCCGCACCTCCCGCGCGCCGGCCGCGTAGGGGTCGGCCACGCCCGACGCGCCGATCAGCACCATGTCGCCCTGCTTGATGCCGGGCAGCGAGGTGTAGAGCAGCAGCTTCGTGACGAACTCGTCGCCGCGGGCGCTGACCATGCGGCGCTCCTCCTCGGCGTAGTCGCACAGGAACAGGCCGGCGATCTCGTGCGTGGTCTGGCCGCCCCATGAGTCCGTGGCCACCAGGCGCCAGAGGGTCGCGGTCTGGCGGTAGGACCAGAAGGCCGAGGTGATGGGCTGCGCGAGGTAGGCGCCAGGGTCAGGCGGTGGCGGAGGCGGCGCCGCGGGCCTGGCAATGCTGATCGTGCGCTCGGGCGCGACCCAGCCGGCGCTTTCCTCGTACAGCCGATAGACGCCCGACGACGGCACCGGGCCGGCGTAGCTGCCATCCGGGTAGAGCAGGAAGCCCGCGTCGGTGCGGCTCATGAGCACGAACACGTACCGCAGCGAAGGCGTCAGGCTGTCGTTCATGCCTGCGCCGGGGCCGTGCGTGCCGCTGGCGGTCGTCGCCAGGATGACCGAGCCCTCGGTTCCCCACTGCGGCAGGCCGCCATCCTCCAAGCCAGCACTGACGCCGGCTGGGATCGTGGCGAGCAGGTCGCGGTCCATGTCAGCTCACCGTGACCAGGCGGAACCGCACGCCCTGGATGGTCGCGCCCGTGCTCGGGAAGAAACCGAAGACCGCGTAGGTGCCCGGCGACAGCCCGGTCAGCGTGATCTGTCCCGTCGTCGGGTCGGTCGTGCCGGTGGCGATCGTGCGCGCCCCGGTGCCCAGCGACTCGATGTTGGTGAACGGCTCGACCACCATGCGCGTGGTCTGGTTCAGGCGCCGCGCGCTGCCGGTGGCGTCAGTGGCGACTGCGGGCAAGGTCGGGCCGGTCGCCGCGTTCACCGTCAGCGTGGCATTGCTCGAGGTCGCAGCCGGCGCCGTGTCGCCCGTGACGACGACGGAGTAGAGGTCGCCGTTGTTCGCGCTGCCGCCGCTCACCGTGGTGGCCGGGGTGGTGTAGCTGCTCGACGTGGCGCCGCTGATGGGCGCGCCGTTGCGGCGCCATTGGTACGTCAGGCCCGAGCCCGTGGCGGTAACGCTGAAGGTGGCGGTGGCGCCTGCCGTGACCGTCTGGTTCGCCGGCTGCACGGTGATGGTCGGGGCGGTGCCGGGGGCGCTCGGCGTGACGCTGTTGGATGCCGCGCTCTCTGCGCCGTAGCCGCGCGTGTTCTGCGCCGCCAGCGTGAAGGTGTACGCCGTGCCGTTGCTCAGCCCCGTGTGCGTGATTGGCAGCGTGGCATTCGTTACCGTGCTGCCGCCTGGCGTGGCAGTGGAGCGATAGCCGGTGATGGTCGCGCCGCCGTTGCTGGCCGGGGCCGTACCGTTGACGGTGGCCTGCGCGTTGCCCGCCACTGCGGTCCCGATGGTCGGGGCGCCGGGGACAGTCGAAGGCGTGAAGCTGGACGTGCTGACGACGTTCGACGGGCCGGTCTGCGCGAAGTCGGCCGCCAGCGCGGTGCCGTTCGTCAGGCCGGTCAGGTTGAAGTCGCGCGCACCGCTGGCCCCGCTGGTGAGTGTGGCCGTGGGCGATGCCAGCACTTCGGCGTCGGTCCACGCCGGGGCCGCTGCTGCGCGCGTGCGAACGGCCAGCGTCGAACTGCCCGAGGGCGCCGTGTCGGTGGTGACGCGCACCGTGGCGATGGTGTTGCCGGTGCTGACGACGGTGGGCGACGATACGACGGGCGCCGCGCCGGCGATCGGGTGCGTCCCGCCCTGAGATGTGTTCGTCTTCGTCAGCACGCGCCCGTTCACGCCGGTCTGCGTGGCCGCATCGGTGCGCAGTTCCCAGTATTCCCACAGCGACCCTGACGCCACGGTGTTGGGCACCGCGCCAGCGGCCAGCGAGTCGAACTCTGTTTGTCCGAGAGCCGTGCCGCCCGACCATATCGCAAATTCGGCAGCGTCTCCCGTGAACCAAAGCGACTCGTTTTTGGTACGCGTGCCGACTGCGATCTTGTTCAGGTTGGACAGGTTCGCGGGCGCGGTGTCGGTCGTCTCGGTGACGGCAGCGCCGGCCCCGTAGTAGATCGTTCGCGATGCCGCCGAAGTGAACACCGCCAGCGCAGGCGTCCAGGCCGTTGACATGGAAGTAGTGCTGTTCGCTGCGCTAGAGCCGCCGCCCGTCACAAAGGCGCGCATCTTGCCGGCGCCCGCACCTTCGGCGTAGAGCATCAGTTCCTCGTTGCCGCCGTTGTTGCCGAAGCCGCAAACCATCTGGTTCACGCTTGCACTTGTCGGTTTGACCCAGCAGAAAACGCTGATCGGGAAAGCGAGCCCGGTGATGCCCGAGGAAAGTGTCAGCTTTGCATCGGTGCCATTGAATGCAATGCTCATCGCGCGCCCCAGATGTTCGTGTCGTAATCGAGATACGTCGTGTATCGGCCCTGCCACCACAGCACCGGAACCTGCCCGTTATGGTTCTTCGGGCTAAAGGGCCTGGCGCGCTGCGGAGTGCCCGCCGTGCCGCCGCTGGTGTAGACCTGCTGCTGACTCCACGACGTGCCGCCGTTGGTCGTGGCCCACCGCTGCACTTGGTTCACGCCAGAAACCGGGGCGCTGAGATAGATCGTGGTCGGGTCCACAGAATCGAAGCACGCGCCCGGCGAGTAGTAGCGCTCGCCCGCGTACAGGTATTGGCCCTGGGCGACGATTTCGACCGGCGTCTGCCACACGTTTGACGAGTTGCAGCGGCTGAACATCAGGCGATGGTCAGTGCCCGCGAAGTCCCAGAACCGCGTCCACAGCACCCACACCTCGGAGCCGTTGCGCACCACGTCCCAAATCCACTTTCGGCGCACTTCCCCGCTCACCGCTATGGTGGCTTCGGTGGCGATGTCCCACGGTCCAGAGGCGGTGATTTCCGTGCCGTTGGACTTGTAGAACTTGAGGTTGTTCGACCCGTCAGGCGTGGCGTAGAAGTGGTACAGCTCATTGTCGCCCTGCACCGGGTGCCGGTTGACGAGGATCACGTCGATGCGGTTTACGCCGGCACTTGCAATCCGCCAATAAGGCGTGGCGCCCGAGGTCGTGCAGATGTCGGACTGCGCCGAAGCAGAGCCGGAACCACCGGAGAAATTGGCGCTCGTGCGGTAGACCAGCGACTGCACGCCGCTGCCGTTCGTGTGTCGGTAGAACAACCAGCGCTTGTCGCCGGCACCAGACAGCCGCACCGGCACCGGGTAGGTGACTGAGCCTGACGCCGCAGTGAGCGACTGCACCGATCCCCATGCGCTCACGTCACCAGAGTTTGTGCTGACGCGGAACCGCACGGCGGTGTCGTAGTGCGTGGCCCAGTAGGCGATCAGCTTGCCGTCGTCCAGAACCTCGATGGACCCGTTGTTGTGGTCGTCGAGGTCTGGGCTTGACGAGAGCGTAAAACTCGTCGTGGTTTGCATCGCGTGGTCGTAGCGGTGGATCTCGCTGTTGCCGCTGCTGTCCACCGGGCTGAAGTAGGTCGCGCCGTCGTGGTACACGCACACGGGCGTGGTGAACCACGTCCAGACGCCGTTGATGCCGGTGTCGAAGGCAGACAGCGTGGGTGGGGGAGGCGGCGGCGTAGGCCCAGGCGCCGGGGCAGCGTTGACCACGATGTCGATCTCGTTGCTGACGATGCTGCCCGGCGCAGTCGCGCGCAAGCGCAGCGTGCCGGCCGCTGCTGCCGTGGCGCTGAACAGCTTGACCAGCTCGCCCGGCGCCGGCAGCACCGTCGTGGGCGAGAAGCTGGCCGACGGGCCGCTCACGCGCTCGGGCGTGACGGTCAGCGGGCCGGTGAGGTTGGCCGCGGTCACCGTGACGGCGTAGGCGCCGCCCGCCGTGGCCGCGCCAGTGCTCGACAGGGTGATGCTGGGGGGCGGGGGAGGGGGAGGCGCCGGTGCGACCCTCCCGCCGTAGCCCACCGTTGCGGGCTCTGCGACGCTGATCGCGTCGTTCTGCGGGCTGGCCATGTTCAAACCACCATCAGCAGCGTCGAGGTAGAGGGATCAGGCCCGACGACGCCCGCCGTGATGCCGGCGGTGTCCAGGCCCGAGAGGGTGCGCCGCATCGCCGTGATGGCGTCGTCGGCGTTCTTGAAGCTGCGCGAGGCGCCGGAGGGGGCGCCCTGCGACTGGATTCGGCGCGCGCTGTCGGCGCCTGCGACGATGGCCACGGCCATGGCCTGGATGCGTACGATGGTCGCGGAGGTGTAGCCCGCGGTCACCATCGCAGCCTCGAGCAGCGCCACGTCGTCGACAGCCGCCTGAACGACGAAGCTCGGCACCGTGATGCCGAGCG